TAAAAAAAGCTGCATCAACACTAGGTCATAGTGAAGTGTCAATAAAAGCAAAAGATGGTGTATTAAGCTTGTCAGTTGTTGAAAATCAAAATGCGACCTCAAATGCTTTTTCTATTGATATTGACGGCGAGTTTAAACAGGACGCTGTATTTAACTTTATAATAAGTATTTCTAATCTTAAGATCCTTCCAGGTGATTATGAAGTAGAAATATCTTCTAAACTAATAACGCAATTTAAGAACAAAGAACTTCCTTTGAAATACTGGATTGCACTTGAAAAATCTTCAACATACGGAGCATAATGACATGTCAGAAAATTTAAAACAATTAAAAGAACTTGCCAATAAAGCAAGTAGAAGTACTGTAGCAGTTGTAGATGCTGTTACACAAAGAGGTGGATTCAAAGGTGAAGAGCTTTCGACTATCGGTGGTTTAAGAGACCAGTGTATTCAAATCATTCAAATATGTGAAGCACTTCAACAAGAAGATGCAATGAATGATACAAGTGATAAAAAACCAGAAGAAAAGAAGTAATGAGTACTGACTTTCTATGGGTTGAAAAGTATAGGCCTAAGATTGTATCAGAAACTATCTTACCTGAATCTTTAAAACTAACCTTCCAAAAGATAGTCGACGGTGGTGAACTCCCTAATATGTTGTTCACTGGTACCGCCGGCTTAGGTAAGACTACAGTCGCCCGAGCTCTATGTAACGAGCTCGGTTGCGATTTCATTCTTATCAACGGTTCTGAAGAAGGTAATATTGATACGTTAAGAACTAAGATAAAACAATTTGCATCATCTGTTTCATTACAAGGTGGTTATAAAGTTGTTATATTAGATGAAGCTGACTATCTCAATCCACAATCTACACAACCAGCGTTACGCGGTTTTATAGAAGAGTTTTCCAATAATTGCAGATTTATTCTTACTTGTAACTTTAAAAACAGAATTATCGAGCCATTACATTCACGATGTGGTGTATATGAATTTAATACATCCAAAAAATCTATGGTGAAATTATGTGAATCCTTTATGGCTAGATGTAAAACTATTTTAGATAATGAAAAAATTGAATATGACGATAAGCCTTTGGCTGAACTTATAATTAAATTTGCACCAGATTGGCGTAGAGTATTAAATGAACTTCAAAGATATTCTATTAATGGCCGAATTGATTCAGGTATTGTTGCTAATTTGCAGGATAAAAACTTCGATGATCTATTCTCTCATTTAAAAAATAAAAATTTTAAAAGTATGCGATCTTGGGTAGTAAACAATATAGATACAGATGCAAGCGCTATTTTTAGAGCTATTTACGACAGAATGTCAGATAAAGTTACGCCACAATCAATACCACAGCTCGTGCTTTTGCTTGCAGACTATCAATATAAAAATGCATTTGTTGCTGACCATGAACTTAATGTGGTAGCATGTTTAACGGAGGTAATGTCAGATGTACAATTCAACTAACTTAACACTATATACACAAGATGACTGTAACTATTGTCATATATTAAAGAAAAAACTTTCTGAATGGGATTTTAAATATAGAGAAGTAAATGTTAGCTATGATATGTTTGCTAAAGAATTTTTAAAAGAACAAGGGCATAGAACAGTTCCTCAACTTTATCTAAACAATATTCATTTAAATAAATTTCCAACTTTAGAACTTACCAAAAAACACATAGAAGAAGAAATCAACTATGAAAATTATATTGGTGGTGTAGAAAGCTGGGCTCCTCTTAAAAGTGCATAGGACGTATAATGAATCCTTTTGAATATTCAAATGCTATAAATTACACTAAGAAAGATATCATGATTGACGATATTGCTGAAAAAGCATATTCGTCATACATGATTAACAGACAGCTATCTTACTTTCCAGATACGGTATTAGCTGCAAACGAGATGAATCGTAATCATCCTATCGATAACCGCCTTCAATTTGATTTTTTTATAAATATAATTAGAAAACGTAAAAGGTTTTCTAAATGGTTCAAACCTGAACAAATTAGTGAATTGGATGTGGTTAAGAAATATTATGGCTATAGCAATGAAAAGGCCCGACAAATTTTAACTCTCCTATCCACTGATCATATAAACGAATTGAAAAATAAGGTGGCACAAGGTGGAAGAAAATAACATTGTAGAATGGAACCCAGCAAATATGCTAGAGGTTACATTAAACGAGCCGGACGATTTTCTTAAAATAAGAGAAACACTTACTCGAATAGGTGTGGCATCGCGTAAAGATAATAAGCTTTATCAGTCATGTCATATATTGCACAAACAAGGCAGATACTTTATTGTGCACTTTAAAGAACTCTTTTTATTAGATGGAAAAAAATCTAATCTTGAAGAGAATGATGTTGGACGTAGAAATACTATAGCAACATTAATGAGTGATTGGGGTCTATTAACTGTAGAAAATAAAGAACAATTACAACCAATAGCACCATTAAGACAAATTAAAATAATCTCATTTAAAGATAAAGATGAATGGGAATTATGTCCAAAGTATAATATTGGTAATGGAACAAAATAAAATTAAAGAAGCATATAGAATATTCTTCTTAGTGAAAGGTCATTTAGACGTCACTGAAGAAACAGCTTTGGCTTGTTACGATAACTATTTTAAAAGAATATGGTACAATCAAGAAGCCTGGGTAAGAGAAGAAAGATTTCATATAGCTTATGAAAAAAAATTTGGATCTACTGGTTTAAATTAAGAAAGTAGATACTATATATATTATAGAGGCGCCGATAACCGGGTCTCGTTTAACCTTGCTAGTCAATAGGAGGCAATTATGACTAAAAACTTTATTTACCCAAGAAATGCTTTTTTGGGATTCGATCACATTTTTGATCAACTGGAAAATATCCATTCACACGCGAAGGATACTTATCCACCATATAACGTTGTTAAACACAGCAATATGACATATGAAATTGAGATGGCTGTAGCCGGCTTTAAGAAAGATCATATTGATATTGAAGTAAAAGACCACGTTATGAACATTACTGGTAATAGACCTAAGCGTAGAGAACAAGACGCGTATGTCCATAAAGGTATTAGTGCTCGAAAGTTTTCAAGATCATTTAGACTGTCCGAATATACGGAAGTAGACGGTGCAGACATTCAGGATGGAATATTATCTGTTCAATTAAAGGTAGTCCTACCAGAAGAGAAGCGACCTCGTAAAATTACAATTAATTAACGAGGAAAATTAAATGACAACTTTAACTACAACTTACAATATCACATGTCAAGTGTGCGAATTCATTGCTAACGCATTTAAAAAAACATTAAGAGCTATCATAGTAGGTAGACAAATGGCTGCAAATGCTCAAGTAGCAAGAGAACTTCAACAACTTGGTTTCTATGGAAGAGATGCAGATTTAAAGCATATCATTATGCAATTAAATGATAAAACTTCTAAAGAATACGAAAGATATTAGTATTGTAAAAATCTAAATAAATTAGGCGGGCTGTGCTCGCCTTTTTTATTATAAATAGTAATTTATAGGAGATATGATATGAATATAGAACAGTTAAGAAAAGAACTTGAATTGGATGAAGGAGTTAAATATGAAATTTACAACGATCACTTGGGTTATGCCACTTTTGGGATTGGGCATTTGGTTATTGATTCTGATCCAGAACACGGACAAGAAATTGGAACTGCTGTCTCAGAAGATAGAGTTATTGAAGCCTTCAACTCAGACGTCCAAACCGTGCTCGCAGATTGTGAGCAATTATATTACGGATTTAATGTCTTGCCAGAAGAAGTCCAACTGATCATTGCTAACATGATGTTTAATATGGGAAGACCTAGACTTTCAAAGTTTAAAGGTATGAAAGCTGGCGTTGATGCACAAGATTGGAATAAGGCAGCAGATGAAATGATAGACTCTGCGTGGTATAGACAAGTTCCAAACAGAGCCGGAAGATTAGTTAAAAGAATGAGAGCATTAGCTTAATGTCTGACTTAGACTTTGATTTTGGTTTTACTGCAGTAACTGAAGATGAATTAGATGTAGTGAAGAAAACACAAGAAGAAGTTAGTGGTAAAGAACACTTATTAACATCCAAGCAAGATACGCTTGACAACCTTTATAATGCAATAATGCCTTTGTTATCAAATTTAAAGAAAAATCCAGAAAAAGAATATATCCTCTGGCCTAACAGACTACAAAAAGTTGAAGAATTCGAAGATCATATTAATAAGATATATACAAATAATAATAAATAAAGTAAAATAATCCTTTACTTTTGCAAAAAACTATGGTATAATAACTATAATGATTAATTTTAAAACATATTTAGAAGAGGCTGCAGGAAAAGGTTTAACTATATTTGACATAGATGAAACTATGTTTATAACTAAAGCCAAAGTGCATGTAGTAAAAAATGGCAAAATCGTTAAAAAATTGGATAACCAAGAATTTAACACGTATAAGAAAAAACCTGGTGAAGATTACGACTTCGGCGAATTCAAAAACGCCGAGGTATTTAAGCGGACGTCCACGCCAATTGCAAGAATGATTAACAAAGTTAGAGTAATACTTAAGAACGCCACAAAGGCAGGATCTAAAGTTATTATTGTAACAGCAAGACCTAACTTTGATAATAAGAAAACATTCCTAGATACATTTAGAAATCAAAGAATTGACATAGATAAAATCTATGTTGAAAGAGCTGGCAACTTAGGTTCAGGACCAGCTGCAGATAATAAAAAGATTATTTTTAAAAAATACTTAGATCAGAAAATATATAAAAGAATAAGATTATTTGACGATGCTATGTCTAATTTAAAAATGTTTTTATCATTACAAAAAGACTACCCGGATGTTTCCTTTGAAGCATTCCTAGCAAAACCAAACGGCTCTGTTTCTAGAGTACGATAACAGGAGATAATAATGAATATGAAGACCATCGCGGCAGTGGCGACACTGGCATTTTTGTTTTGTTTTTCGGCATTTGCTGATAAAACAAAAGTAGGTTTTATCTATGTTGGCCCAACAGGCGATCATGGATGGACTTATAGACATGATATTGGAAGACAAGATATTGAAAAACATTTTGGTGATAAAGTTGAAACAACCTTTATCGAAAGTGTAAAATATGGACCTGATGCAGAAAGAGCAATTAGAGCTATGGCAAAAGGCGGAGCGGATATTATATTTGCAACATCTTTTGGTTATATGGAACCTATGCTTAAAGTAGCAAAAGAATTTCCAAATGTAAAATTTGAACATGCTACAGGTTATAAGCAATCTAAAAATATGTCAAGCTATGGATTAAGATTATATCAAGCAAGACATGTACAAGGTGTTATTGCTGGTATGATGACTAAAACAAATAAAATTTGTTATGTTGGTGCATTTCCAATACCAGAAGTTATTCGTGAAATTAACACGTATTACTTAGGTGCTAAGTCGGTTAATCCAGATGTTGATATTGATATCGTATGGGTTAATACATGGTACGATCCAGGTAAAGAAGCTCAAGCTGCAAAGGTTATGATTGCAGAAGGTTGTGACATGGTTGCACAACATACTGATTCACCTGCACCATTACAGACTGCAGAAAAAGCAGGCGTACTTGGTTTTGGTCAAGCAAGTAATCAATACAAGTTTGCTCCTAAGGCTCAGTTAACTGCAACTATTGATAATTGGTCTCCATACTATATTCAAAAAGTACAAGACGTAATGGACGGTACTTGGAAGAGTGGTGATTATTTTGGCCATATGAAAGATGATGTTGTACAAATGGCGCCATTTACTAATATGCCAGATGAAGTAAAAGCCTTTGCACAAAAGATTAAAGATGGTATTACTAATGGTAAGTACTTTGCTTTCACAGGACCTATTAAAGACAACACAGGAAAATTACAGTTGAAAGACGGTGAAATTGCTGATGATGCACATTTAAATGGTATGATGTATTATGTTGAAGGTATTGACGCTAAAGTACCTGGCAACTAAAAATGATTCCAGTAATTGATTTTAAAAGTAAAACACTACTGGAAGAAATACGCAAAGCTTACACAACTGTAGGCTTTGCAGTTTTTATTAATACTTTAAATAATAAAGATCAAACTACTATGAATGTATGGTTTGATTTAATGAAAGAATTTTTTAAACAAGATTTAGAACAAAAAAACAAATACAAATATCAGGCTGAAAACAATTTAGGTTATTCAGTTATGGGTGCAGAAAATGTAGATCCTAGTGCACCAAAAGATATGAAAGAAAGTTTTAACTACAATAATAGCAGAATGCCTAATGAGTTATGGCCTACTATAAGCGGATTTAAAGCAACAGCATTACAAACTATTGATATTGCAGATAGACTTACATTACAAATCTTAGAAAAGTTTGATACTATATTAGAGACAGATTCAGTGTTAGTTAATTCGCATTTAAAACCGTATAATACCACAAGAGTTATACACTATCCAGCGTATACTGGCTCTTTAGAAGATAAACAATTAAGAATAGGCGAACATAGTGATTACGGCACTATTACTTTACTTTGGCAAATTAATGATGTACCGGGACTCGAAGTCCAAGACCTTAAAGAGAAATGGCATCCGGTTCCGTATGCAAATAGTGGAGTAGTTGTTAATATTGGTGACTTACTTCAACGTTGGACTAATGATTATTTTATTAGTACAAAGCACAGAGTGGTGAATAGCCATATACATATTCCACGATATAGTATGCCACACTTCGTTGATCCTGAACCAGGAACAATTGTAAAAAACCTTATGAATTCACCCTCTAAATATAATTCAATTGAGAGTAAAGAATATCTTATGTGGCGATTGTCACAGAGTTATTAATGATGATGATTTTTATAAAAGATTTTTGTTACTATTATAAAAACTTTGGTCCGAAATATGGCTGGTTCTGGAGTATAGGTTATTCAAGATTTAACGCATTATATTTTAATCGAGATGGAACTTGGAAAAAGAAAACATATGAAAATTAAAGATTATATTAAAAGTTATAAAGACTTTCCAATTAGTGATGTAGACTTTAAAGACATATCAAGTTTATGCAATAGCAATGGGTTAAAGTTAGCGTGTGACGAAATAGAACAACAACTCGTATTTCATATATGTAATTCAAAACCAAAAATATTAGCGTTAGATGCAAGAGGATTTATATTTGGTAGTATTATAGCAGACAGGAACAATCTTAATTTAGTATTATGTCGTAAAAAGGGTAAGTTACCTGGTGAAACTATTGAAAAAAGTTTAGAACTTGAATATAATAAAACTACACTAGAATTACAAAAAGATTCTATAAAGACCAATGATAAAGTTATTATCGTTGATGATTTAATAGCTACAGGGGGAACAGCTATAGCCGCTATTGAAATGGTTAAAGAACTAGGTGGCAGCGTATCTGCAGTTGCATGCATAATAGATTTACCATACTTAGGTGGTAGTAATAAAATTAAAGAACTTAATATTCCATTTTATTCGAGTGTAAAATATGATTAGTATATCTGAAAAAGCTAAAAATTATTTAGTTACAGCTGTAAAAACTCAAGATAAAAAGTATGCA